GAGTTGGGAATCAACACACCAGCGCGGGAAAGATTTTTTGCTAAACACTCAAAAGGGCTGAAATGAATTTTTTAGACCAAGCCATATTGTTCTTCTCCCCTTCCACCGCATTGCGGCGGGAACAGTCACGGCGGGCGATTGAAATAATGTCAAAAAGAAGGTACGAGGGCGCGGCGGCTGGTAGAAGGACGGACAACTGGCAGGCGCGGGGAACATCCGCAAACGCCGAAATATCTTTGGAGCTTGCAAAATTGCGCGACCGTTCCCGCGATATGGTGCGAAACAACGGCTACGCAAAACGCGCCGTTAACGTAATCAAAAACAACGTAGTAGGGGCTGGAATACGCCCCGCAATAAACAACGCCAAATCCAAAACGAAGAACGAAAAGGCAAAGCGGGCATGGAAGCAATGGGCGGAAACGACCGACTGTGACTACGGTGGGCAAATGACATTCTACGGCATCCAAAAAATGGCAATGTCGGCGGTCGCGGAATCGGGCGAGTGCTTGATTCTCAAACGCCGCGTAAAAAACACGCGGTCTGGCATACCCATAAGGCTGCAAATTATCGAGGCCGACTACTTGGACACCTCCAAAACGTATATGCTTGATAACGGCGGATTCATTATGTCGGGCGTGGAATATGGGGCGGACGGACAACGCGCCGCATATTGGATGTACGACCGTCACCCGGGCGAACAAATCGGCATGGGTACGACCTCAAAGCGCGTAAACGCGGAAGATGTTTTGCACATATACGAAATTTTGCGCCCCGGGCAAGTTCGCGGTGTGCCTATGGGCGTGGCGGCGTTTTTGAGGTTGAAAGATTTTGACGACTATGAGGACGCGCAACTGATGCGCCAAAAGATAGCGGCGTGTTACTCTGTATTCATCACGGGCGACCCGGGCGAACTTGCAACGGTGCAACGCGAAGAGGCGGAGCGCATCGAGCCGGGCATTATTGAGTATTTGCCACCCGGCAAACAGGTATCTTTTTCATCGCCCCCGCCCGCTGAAGGTTTCGGGGAATATTCCCGTAAGGTTTTGCAGGGCATAGCGGCGGCGTATGACATCACTTATGAGGCGCTCACAAACGACCTTTCAAACGTGAACTTTAGCAGCGGGCGCATGGGATGGATTGAAATGAGTAGGAATATTGACGACTGGCAACAGAACATCGTTATACCGATGCTTTGCAATCCCGTGTTTAATTGGTTCTTGGATGCGGCGGCAATTGCAGGCCGTGGCGGTTCTTCCGTTGACGTTTCGTGGACAACCCCACGGCGCGAAATGATTAACCCAGCACAAGAAGTTCCCGCGATTATCAACGCCATTCGTGGCGGGCTTATGTCGCAATCGGAGGCGTTAAGGCAGGCGGGCAAAGACCCGCAGGAGGTAATGGACGAAATGAAGGCCGACAATGACATGATGGACAAGCTAGGGCTAATCCTAGACAGCGACCCGCGTAAGACAATGAAGGCTGGCGTAACGCAAGCATTTTTGGACACGGCGGCGGGAGCGGCGGGATTTGAGGACGGCACGGACAAACCAAAAACGTAAGCGCATTAATTACAAAAAAGTATTATCTTTGTAACCAAATTAGTGATACATGGAAAAGGAACGTAAAATAAAAGTACAGGACGGATTGACGCGGGCGGCGTTTACTCCTTCGACTGTGAACGCGGAAGCGCGGACGGTTGAGGTGGTGTTCGCCACGGACACGCCCGTGCAACGGTACGACTGGAGCAATGACCAATATTTTGATGAAGTCCTTTCTTTCGACCCCAAGCACGTCCGTATGGAGCGCATGGCAACGGCACCCGTATTGGACAACCATAGCAGCTACGGCGGTGTAAAAAATCAGTTGGGCGTTTGCGAAAATGCGCGTATCGAGGGCGGCAAAGGTTTGACAACGCTACGGTTTTCCCGCCGTGAAGATGTGGCGGGCGTGTTCCAAGACGTGCAAGACGGCATCATCCAAAACGTGTCGGTCGGTTACAGGGTACACAAGTATGAGAGGCTTATGCCCGTGAACGAGGGCGACCCCGTTGTTTATCGCGCCATTGATTGGGAACCTATGGAAGTGTCGTTGGTATCAGTTCCCGCCGACCCAAAGAGCGGCGTAAGGTCACAAGAAAAAGAATCGCAGTACGAAGTAGAAATAATTTTTTCACAACAAAATCAAAATCGGAATATTATGCCCGAAAATGAAAACAAGGCCATCGAAACGACCCCAACTTCGGAGCGTAAAGAGGCACCAGTAAACACAGAACAGGTTCGCGCCGACGCTATCAAGGCGGAACGCCAACGTCACGCCGACATCATGGAAGCGACCCGCAAAGCAAAGTTGCCCGTTGAATTTGGCGAAAAGCTCTTTTCCGACGGCTTGGAAGTTTCCGCCGCCCGTGCGCTCATCATTGACGAGTTCACGAAGGCCGACCCGAACAAAGACGCTGAACGCGGCACTGGTTCGCGCTTAGGCCGTGACATCGAAACCGAAAGCGTCCGCAAGGCAATCGCCGACAGCTTGCTCCAGCGTGGCGGCGACAGCCGTATTCGCGCCGAAATCACGGGCAACGCGGAACGCCAAAACCAAGCGCATCAATACAAAGGCTTGCGGCTTTTGGATGTTGCCAAAATTTGCCTCCAACGCGCTGGCATCAACCCCGCTGGAATGGACATCACGCAAATCGCAACACGCGCAATGCAATCAACCGCCGATTTTCCCGTGATTTTGGAGAACACGCTTCACAAAACTTTGCAATCTGCCTACGCTACCGTTGAGGATAGCTGGAGCAAGTTCTGCAAAATTGGTTCCGTGTCCGACTTCCGCGCCCACAACCGTTATCGCACGGGTTCGCTCGGCGACTTGGAACTGGTGAACGAAGGCGGGGAATACACCTATTTGGACGTTGAGGACGGCGAAAAGAACACCATTTCGGCCAAAAAATACGGCAAGCTGGTGGGAATCACCCGCGAAATGGTAATCAATGACGACCTTGGCGTTTTCTTGGACATCGCCGCAAAACTTGGACGTTCCGCCGCTCGTAGCGTGGAAAAGAAAGTATTTGCAACATTGGCCGAAAACGCAGGACTTGGCCCCACAATGGCCGACGGTTTGACGCTGTTTCACGCCGACCACGGCAACATTGGCACGGGTGCCGCGTTGTCCATCGCTTCGCTTGAAGCCGACTCCATTTTGATGAAGTCGCAAATGGACATCAATGGGAACGACTATCTTGATATTCGCCCGAATGTGCTGCTTGTTCCCGTTGGACTTGGCGGGAATGCCCGCATTTACAACCAAGCGCAATTTGACACCGACGTGTCGAACAAGTTCCAAGTACCAAACAAGGTCGTTGGATTGTTCCGCGAAGTTGTGGACACCCCACGTTTGACAAGCACCCGCCGTTATGTTTTCGCAGACCCCAACGTAGAGGCTACGCTTGAAGTTGCGTTCTTGAACGGTCAACAAACGCCCTACATGGAAATGCAGGAAGCGTTCAACCGCGACGCAATCGAGTGGAAAGTCCGCTTGGAGTACGGCGTTGCCGCCGTGGGCTACAAAGGCGCAACCACCAACGCAGGAGCCTAAGAAAAGCGGGGCGGGTTCTTTAGGATTCGCCCTGTTTTCAATTTTTCAAAATCAAATCAAAACCATAAAAAAATGGCAAACGGATATAAGCAAAAAGGCGACATATTGTCGTACACGTTGAGCGGCACGGTCGCAAGCGGCGACGTGGTAAGCATGGGTAAACTCAACGGCGTTGCCCTCATGGGCGGCGTGTCGGGTGACGTTATCGAAGTGAGCATTTGCGGCGTGTGGAATCTTTTGAAGGCCACAGGAACCGCATTTGTGCAGGGCGACCGCCTTTATTGGAACTCCAGCACTGGCCTCACCAAGACCACGACCGACGTTCCAATCGGCATCGCCGCAAGTGCCGCCGCAAGCGGTGACGTTTTGGCGGACGTTCTTTTGTACGAGGGCGGAAGCCCCCCACAAAGCACGGCCATCGCGGACATTTCCACGGCGGACGCAACCGACCTTCCAAGCGTGTTGACGCTTGCAAACGCAATCAAAGCGAAAATCAACGCCGACCTTGCTGCCCGTCGCGTGGCTGGTATGCTTGACGCTTAAACGAAATGGCAAACCCTTTTGACGCACTCCAACTAGCCTTGCACCAAGCCACGACAGCGGCATTTGGTTACGATGCTAGTTGGGTGCCGTCAACTGGAGGCGCGACATTAACGGCGCGGGTGCATTTTAGGGAACCCACGGAAGCGGAAAAACTCGGCCCCGTTGCCTATACCCCTAGTGACTACTTTATGGAGTGGTACGTCGGGGATTTAACGGGGTTGTTTGAGGCAACGCGCGGCAAAAAAGTAGAGCGGGTGACGATTAATGAAATCGTTTATGTGATTCGCTATGTTCGCAAAATGCACGACGGGAAAACCTATTCGGCACATCTTGAAAGGATATGACCTACCTAGACACGGTTAACAGCATTGTGGAAAGACTACGCCAAGCAATGCCGCTTGGGGTGGACATTCAGATGTTCCCACAGTCGGACGAATACGAAAGAGGGCTAGAAAAACCCCGCGTCAACGTCCTTTATGTGTCAAGTGAATTTGAGGCATCCAAGGCCACGGACATAACGGCACAGCCCGAAATAATGAATATTTTGGTACTTGTGCAGGCTAGACAACCGGAATTGCAGCAGCGCGGCGCATTGGCGATTGTCGGAACGGTGAAGAACTTTTTATTGGGATTTAAGCCGACAAACGGCGGAAAAATGGTGCTGAAATCCCTGCAAATGGCACCCCCTGACAGCGAAGGTTTTAAGGGCGTTTGGGTTTATGAGTTGACTTTTACGACGGCCACAATTGCGGTCGAACATCAAGACGACGATTTAACCCCACTTATCACGGAAATAACGCACGTCGCGGCGGTCGAAGATTACGCGGGCGACTTGACGGAAATTAATATATTGGTCACACCAGCAGCAGAATAATGAACAGTTCCCCAATAGTCAATACCTTATTCACGGGCGAGGATAGCCCCATTGTCTTGGACTTGGGTACTACCTTGTTCTCGGATTTGCTTGACATTGTCGTGGGCTTTAGGATAGACGACACGCTGGTCAAGACCATGAAGAAAACCGAAACGGGGAACAATGAAATAATTGTGCATCCCGACAGCACAACTAAATGTATCGCGCGGTTATTTTCAACGGAAACGGTGGACTGGACGGTGGACGCAACGGCGGGCGTAGGTCGGTTGATTCTTGAAATTGACGTGGTGACGGACGACGATTTATTCCCCGACGGCAAACACGAAAAACAGGTTATCTATCTTTGTGATTTTAGCCCCACCTTAGTACTATGAATGTGACCATATCCGCAACGCTGGCAAAATCCGTAGAGGTCGCAATATTAACGCGGCCTTCGACGGTTATTGAGTTGCCGGGGCGAACAGGTGCCACGGGCGCAACTGGAGCGGCGGGAACCAACGGCACAAACGGAACCAATGGAACAAATGGCACGGACGGAAACGACGGATGGACACCGATTCTTGCAATCGTCACGGACGGTTCACGGCGCGTTCAACAGGTAATAGACTGGACGGGAGGCGAAGGAACGAAACCAACCACGGGGCAATATGTCGGCGCGGCGGGTTTGGTTGCATTGGTGGCCGACGGGGTGGACATTCGCGGCGCAACGGGTGCCACGGGAAGCACGGGCGCGTCGGGTTCAAATGGAACGAATGGAGCGGACGGACAAGGCTACACAAATAGGGGCGCATACGCGGGCGGCACCACATACGCGCCTTATGATGTCGTGACCTATAACGGTTCCGTTTATGCTTGTATTCTTGCATCAACGGGCAACATTCCAACCAACGCCACATACTTTATTTTGTGGGCATCCAAGGGGGATACGGGCGCAACTGGCAGTACAGGAGCGGCGGGGGTAAGCACATACGCCACGGTCACGGGCGCATCGGTCACGGGCGTAATAACGGAAACGAAACTGCAAAGCGTATTGATACCAGCCGATTCATTGCGCGGTGGTGACATTGTGGCGTTGGTATTTCGTGGCTACAAAACTACCACATCGTCCGTCACTTGGAGGCTATATTTTAACGACGGCGACGACCTGACAACGCCTACCCTAGTGGCTACCTATGCGGCCACGGCAGGGGTTCGCCACAGTCCGATAACGAGGGAGATGATAATGATAACGCAGTCGTCACAGCACATTTACGGCGTGTCCAGCAGCATAGCCCACGACCACGACGGCACATCGGTAGCCACATCAACACTATCCTATAATTTTGCAAACGCCGCCTATTTTATTTTAACGGCACAATTGAACAACAGCGCGGACGTTGCAAACGCGGTCGGGTTGTCATTGGAGGTAAAAAGACCATGAAAACAGTAGAATATCCATCGGCGGACTTTGACGAAGCGCAAAGCGCGGGCATTTGCACGGCGGTTATTGGCGAAACAGAAGCAATTGTATTTGACAGCGCGGAAGAGTATCAGGGATGGGTGGCCGAAATTATGGCCGTAGACTTATTAAAAGATAAATAATTTGATTATATTTGCACTTTAAAACATACGCAAATGATTTACAAGAATATTAGCAAGTGTAGAATCCCATTCCAAGGCAAACGCGGGGGGTGCATCGCGCATCCAAACGAAACGTTTGAGAGCGTCGTGGATATGCCCGCCCATGTGCAAAAAGGCATGATTGAGGCGGTCGTGACCGAAAAGCCCAAGAAGGAAAAGGAAAAGGAACCCGAACAATAACAAATAAAACCTAATAAAATGGCATTCAGCTATCAACACGGGGTAGAAACAATCGACATCACGCGCGGCGCAAAAGCGGTTAAACAAGTGCGCTCCGCCGTAATTGGACTGGTGGGCATTGCCCCCACGGGCGCGACCGAAACCCTGACTTTGGTCACGGGCGAAAACGACGCGGCGCAATTTGGCTTGGAAATCCCCGGCTATTCCATTCCCCAAGCGTTAAAGGCAATTTTTGCCCAAGGCGCGGGAACGGTTCTTGTGGTAAACGTCCTTTCGGTTGCCGACAACATCGACACGGAAACGAGCGAAACGCACACCGTGACGGACTTGAAAATCACTTTGACTTATGCGCCGTATGCCCCTGCTTCCGCCGTTGTGAAGAACAGCGCGGGAACCGTTACCTACGTTTATGGCACAGATTACACACTTGACGAATGGGGCGTTTTGAATGTTTTGGCTACCATCACGGAGGCGCAAGTTATCAAAGTGACCTATACGCGCCTTACCCCTGCATCCGTGTCAACATCGCAACTGGTGGGCGACAAAGTGGGCGACGTGCGCACGGGGATGCGGTTGTTTGAAATGGCCTTTGGCACCTATGGCATGAAGCCCAAAATTATCATTGCACCGGGCTACTCCAGCCAAACCGCCGTGCGTAACGCAATGCTCACCACAGCCGAAAAGCACTTGGGTATCGCATTGATTGACCAAGCGGAGGGAACGACCCCGACGGAGTGCATCACGGATAGGGGCGTAACGGGCGACCTTTTCAAAACATCGAACAAACGCGCCGTATTGTTGTACCCCGCTTTGCAGGCATACGACGAAGCGACGGCGGACGACGAATTGCGCCCCTACTCGCAGTTTTTGGCGGGCGTTATTGCCCGTACCGACCGCGAACTAGGGTACTGGTACTCGCCTTCAAACAAGCAAATTTCGGGCATCACGGGCGTGGAAAGAAGCATCGAATGGAACATTTCGGACGCGGACACAGAGGCGACGTTATTGAACGAGGCGGGTATTATGTGCGTCGTTTCGGGTTTTGGCACGGGCTACCTCACTTGGGGCAACCGTAACGCCTCATATCCTTCCGTGACAACCCCCGACACCTTCATTTCGGTTTTGCGTGTAATGGACGTATTGGCGGATTCTGTTGAACTTTCGATGCTGCCATTCATTGACCAACCTTTGAACCAAGGCACCATTGACAGCATCAAGGAAACGGTTAACGCATTCATTCGCACCCTCATTCAGCGCGGCGCGTTGGTTGACGGTGAATGTGTGTATCTTCCCGAAAACAACACCGCCATAGATTTGGCCGCTGGAAAGGTGAAATTCAACATCAATTGTTTGCCGCCTTCACCCGCTGAATGGATTCAGTTTGAAAGATTCATTGACGTGTCGATGTATCGCGCAATTCAATAACCCAATTTATTAACTTTCAAAATTCAACAATATGTCAGTATCGGTAAAAAGGGTAACGAATGCCAACGTTTATTTAAATGGCACTTCGCGGCTTGGGCTGGCGGAAGAAATCACATTGCCAGAAATAAAGTCGCTTATGTCGGAACATAAAGCGGTCGGAATGAAGGGGCAAATCGAACTCCCAGCGGGCATCGAAAAGATGGAGGCATCAATTAAGTGGAACAGCTACGACGCGGCGGTAATGGCGGCGTGTGGCAACCCTACGCAATTGGTTCAACTGCAATGCAGGTCGTCAATGGAGCAATACGAAGCGTCGGGCAAAACTGGCGAGGTCGGTATTGTCATCCACTTTTCGGGCTATTTCAAAAACCTTCCTTTGGGTTCTTTCAAAGCAAACGAACAGGTTGATATTACCTCACAATTGACCGTGCAATATGTCAAACTCGTTATCGATGGGGACACCGTTGTGGAGGTTGACGTGTTGGCAAATATCCACAACGTCAACGGCGTGGACGTGCTGGCAACCTACCGCCAAAATTTGGGCATTTAAAACAAAATTGAGGCACCGTCGGCAACGGCGGTGCCATATAAATTAAATCATCATTATGTCGAAACGTGAACCTAAGACATTGAATTTACCGTCGGGCAAAGTTGCCACTATTTGCGACGGAACAGGCCGCGACGTTATCGCGGCCACGAAGCTTGCGGGCGTTGATACCGAAAAGTTTTTGCCCGCTTTGATGGCGCAACTCGTTCTAATTGACGGACAAAAACAGGTAATGGAGGACTTTTACGACCTGCCTTCAGCCGATTACATGAAGCTAATGGGCGAAATGTCGGGTTTTATGTAAGCGGGGAAGATGTTGTTTTCCTCGCCCATTTTACGGGCTGGCAGTTGTCGGAACTAATGGCGCTGCCTACCGACGAACTAGCATACTGGTATTTTAAAGCCGTGAACACGCACAACAAACTCAATAGGTCGGAATAATGGCAATGGACAAAATTTTGAAGGCAACCGTTATGCTCACAGCCGTGGACAATATGTCTAGGGTAATAGGCGGCGCAACGGCCAAAGCGAAGAACACGCTGGAGGGGCTTCAAAAATCGCAGGGCTTCAAAACATTTGATAACCTTGGTACGGGTGCATTGGTGGCGGGCGGCGCAATCGCCGTAGGGCTTGGAATGGCGGTAAAATCGGCGGAAGAGGCACAAGTTGCCACGAACCGATTGAACCAAGTATTTAAGTCTATGGGTGAAACAACGGGCGTTGCGGCGGCACAAGCCTCGGCGTATGCCTCTACACTCGCCGTACAAATCGGACAGGAAGATGAGTTGATAATGGCGGCACAAGCCAAACTAGCCACCTTTGCGGCGGTATCGAGCGAAACGGCTAGAATGTCGGGCGTATTCGATAGGGCTACAAAGGCCGCGTTTGACCTAGCGGCGGCGGGGTTTGGCGAAGCTGGTAGCAATGCGGTTCAACTTGGTAAAGCGTTACAAGACCCTATCAAGGGCATCACGGCTTTGAGAAAGTCGGGCGTAACGTTCACGGAATCGGAGCAGGCCAAAATTAAAGCACTTGTTCAAAGCGGCAAACTACTGGAGGCGCAAAACATAGTCCTCAAAGCCGTCGAAACACAAGTTGGGGGAGTGGCGGCGGCCACGGCCACGGACAGCGCAAAAATGGCAATTGCATTTGGGGAAATAGCGGAAACGGCGGGGGGAATATTGCTTCCAATGGTGCAGGCTATCACGGCAAATGTGCTGCCTATGCTGCAATCGTTTCAGGCTTTTGTGTCGGAACATCCGGGCATTGTGCAGGCAATCGCGGCAATCGGCGCGGGGCTGCTTGC